CAATGGTCGTTGTATGGTATGCGTGCATTCCGTGAGGCGGCTGTAACCACTACGAACAATGTCGTGGGCTACCCACACGGCCCACTTGTGCAAGGCGAGACTGAAACATGGACATATGCAGGTGGGAGTGGTCTTGCTAACGGCACATACCCCAACACCCAACTCGGCATTATGGAACGACAGACCAACTTCTCCGGTATGCTCGGTGTGGATAAACCCGAATGGCAAGTGCGCTATAGCGACGGTATGCGTGTAACCCGCCCATTCGGGTGTCCTGTTCGCACACTACGAAACGCAAATACAGTGCTTCGTGATTGGTGGGGCGATAGCGAAGGTAAGGGCATTTACAAGTTGGACGAGGCTGTAGCCTACTACTTGGTAGATTGGTGGGGCAATACTCGTGGTGAGGATGTGCGCCGTCATCCTGTTCGTGGCTTCGGCATTCGTCCTGCTTGGGATGCCGCCGATGTGTACGAGTATGACCGTGTGGACGACAAATCTCCTTATGACCGTATCTACAACGGGGGAGAATCCATTGTCAACATGAAAGGATTGGTTGACGGAAGTGGCAATGTTTCGGTAGGGGCTGGTGTCACTGTTCCACGCTTTGGTGGTCGTCTTAATAACACCAACAACAACGACACTACTGAACTTGTGGATGTGTACTTCCCCACCAACGCTCATCGTGTTGGGGATGATGGTCACGGGCGTGGCCTCCGCTATCCTACTGCTTTCAATGAAGATGTACTCACTGCACTTGACGAGCCGTATCACGCATCGGGTGTTGTGCTGTCTCATCACACCGCTGAGCCGAACATGAACGACGGTTACATTCGTGCCCGCAACGATGTGTTGCAGGCTGACGAGGTGCCTCGTGGTATCAGCGCACGCCTTGACATCGCAGAAGACGGCCTGCTCAAGCCCGAAGCCGTAGTAAGTGACCGTGTAGAAACAGTGAGTGGAGATTCACCACACAAAGATGCTGTAAGCCGCAGTGCGCCCCGTATTGGACTTGATACCGAGAATGTAGAGGGTGTGGATGACAACCTCATCGCCATTAACACTGAGGCTCACAGCCTGCACTCCGACCGTGGTGTAGGCCAGCGTGTCATTATGCAAGGTGGTATGCAAGCAGGTTCGCAAACACTTGGACACTACGACCTCACCGCCCTTGACTTTGGAGGGCAACCACAGGGTGGTGCTATGCGCCTCTCCCATACCTCCAACTTCAACCCACTCGGTGGCACTTACATCGCAGAAGCCCGTAACTTCGTATCACCCATTGACGACACCGAATGGGGTGGGATACCTACATCGGGTATGGCGTTGTGGCTCAAAGCCGACTCGCTTGATTTGGCTGATGGTGATGCCGTTTCATCATGGAAAGATAGTGGGCCAAATGGTATTGAATTAACACAGGGAAGTGCATCTGCTCAACCTTCGTATATTGCATCTTCCTCTAATGTCAACAACATGCCTGTCGTTGATTGTGACGGTAATGACTTTTTATCGGTTGACTTTGATGCTCGTTTGAATACAAATGAAATAACTCTCTTCCTTGTTGCATGGGCTGATGCAGATGATGGAGGGATACATGGAATAATTGAGTCAAGAACTTCCAGTCCAGTTACTCGTGCTGGATATAATCTGTACATACGCATGGATTCGGGTAATAAATGGCAATGGTGGGGTGGAAGTATATCTAATACTGTAGTAGATGCTACATGTGATTTAGTAGCCGGAAACACTACTGTTACTATGGATGACACTTCTGCAATGGTAGTAGGTCGTTTAGTACATGGTACGGGGATTACTGTGGGTACTACAGTAGCGAGTATTACTGATAGTACACACATAGTGCTAAGTCTTCCTCCGACAGCATCGGGTACAAATGTAACTTTGACTTTTGGTTCATCTGCTTGGAATACTGTTGCTACTGGTACAAATTCAGCAGTTGGAGGACAAGCAGAACTTGTTACTGCATCAATAACAGGTGGCGACGGTATAGGCGGCTCTGCTACCTATTTAGTGAATTTACAAGGCACTGGTAATTACACTTCTACAAATGCGTATTACAAAGCAGATGATAGTTCATACATGGTAGGTCGTGTACCCAATTCATACTATCTTAATGGGAAAATAGCCGAGGTCATTCAGTATAATAGGGAAATGACGGCTACTGAAAAACAACAAGTTGAAGGATACCTTGCAGAAAAATATGGATTTACCAATAACGCATCTCATTGGAAGTCAAGCAACCCGTATCAAACTGATACCAACGGGCACCAGCGCACCAACCTCACCGACAAGCGCATTTCCTACATGTTGCGCCCAGTTCGTTTACTGGACAAACAACACGCTGAGATGTTCCGCTCCAACCTCAACTTGCACTCGTCAAGCCCACAGTACGGTAGCAACTACTTCGGTGCCACTGCTGGTGGTAAGTACGGACTGTATGTGTACGAAACAACCAACGGTCAAGCATCGGCAGGCTCCTACATCCGTAGCACCAATCCCGACACCAATCCACCATATGCGCCCGCATACTACATGGACATCAGCGCAAGCGACACTGTGCCTATGAGTCAAGGCCCGAAAATTATTGGTACAGGTGAAAGCAACTTTGATTCATCGTTATTGGACAACGAGATTACTCGTGTCGTGATAAGCGAAAACACCCTGCAACACCACCGTGCAGATGCCGCTCGCCGCCGCACCCATCAAGAGGGTGAGAGTAAGGAAGAGCGTATGGATTTCAGTGTTCAACCTCGCTTCTCTCAATCTTTGCATCCAAAAGGACATAAAGGAGATGTAACCTACAATTCAAATGACCACAGTGGTGATGCTTCGTGATGGATTACGATTTTTGTGATTGTTGTTCCCCTGCTGAACTGGCCTTTGCAGTGATGAAAGCCAAGAAAGAAAAACCGTTTCATGGCTACAACCCAAATAAGCACCACAAGAAAGGTGGACTGAACGCTAAGGGGCGAGCGAAGGCCAAGCGTGAACAAGGTTCAAACCTCAAACCTCCCGTGACAACCAAGCCGAGTAAACTCAAACCCGGTTCAAAGAAAGCAAAGCGTCGTAAGTCGTTTTGCGCTCGCATGTCGGGTGTCAAAGGCCCGACCAGCAAAGGTGGTAAACTCACACCAAAGGGAGCGTCCTTGAAGCGATGGAACTGTTGAGGGTTTGATATGGTGTTTGAGAAGGCATGGCGTTTTCTCAAGGCTTCACGCCAAACTGAACTTGGCGAGTTCCACCCCGACTTTCCCAGTTCGTATGGGCCGGTGAGAGGCGCACGCTACACAAAAGAGTCTCGCAGAAAACAAATCCAAAGCGAGGGTATGAAGGCTTTACCAACAAAAGGTTGGAAGCATTATCATGGTGAAAGTATGCCCGAAAAAGCAGTTTGGGCATGGATGCTCAATAACAACATTGAACCCACGACGAGCAACATGGAAAAGGTGGTAAGGATGGTACACAATATGGGTGGTGAAGTATCGGCTCGTTCACCCACAGGAGCGATGAATGTATGGGGAATAAGAGGTAATAGGCTTAACGATGCTTATTTGGATGAATCGTATTCTCCCGATGAGTTCGGAGAAAGGCAGATTTTCAATTCATATGCAATTCCACAAAACATTCCACCCGAAGCACTTGTGAGAATCGGAAGAACAAGTGAGTGGGCGAGATTGAATAATAGCCTATATCCCGAACAGCAAAAGCGTGACCAAGAGTTCATTGATTACGAAAATTCTGTAAAAGACCTTGGATGGTGGCCTCAAACGGAGGAATACGATGACCGTTCTTAAAAACACAAGGACTGGTCGGTACAGCACCGACGCAGATGAGGTCATGACCCATGTGCGTAAGCCCGTGTTCGTGGACAACGCCATTCATCACGGTCGCATCAGTGTGCAGAAGGCAAACAAGGCCAAGGTCACGGTGGAAAAGAAAAACACTCGTAATTTACAAGTAATGCCGCAACGCAATTACCGTATCCTTGAGGGCGAATCGTACATCCAATTGTCGCATAACAACACACCCGGCCATTCGCTCAATACTGCCCCTTTCTTTGCTGATGATTTAATTTCCAGCACCAACAGCCCCATGCTCATCTACAACGCTGACGCATCAGCACAACGCCTGTTACCGCACACGGTTGAATCATCATCGTTTGGTGTGCTGGTGAACCTACGCAACATGAAGGGCAAGACGCTGGACGGTATCGGGTTCACTGGTCGCACTGTCAAACTCGGCCAGCCTGTGGATGTGGGCCTGCGTACTACGGACTTGGCTGTGCGTCTTGGTGAGTCCATCAACAGCGGTGCAACCAGCGTGAACATCTCACGCCCGCAGAATGTTACCGCATCATCAGCACGCAAACACAGCACACGCTTCGTGGGTCAAGACTTCAACAACATGAACCTCATGACCGCCCTGCGCTTCCTTGGCCGTCATGACAGCCGTATGCTCCTGCTTGACCGCTTCGGCAACCTGCTGTACATCCCCATCACATTTAGTGAGGCGAGCGTATTCGTGGACAAGAACCTGCGATTCGGTGCCAAGACCGATAACCCGATTGAGAACATCTCCAACCGTGTCACTGTGCAAGGCCAGCCGTTGGCTCTCAATGACTTGGTAATTGTCACGGTGGACGATGTAGAAGGACAGGTAGAGGAGGTGCGAGAGGACAGCGCACCCATCGTGGACAACACCGCCCGCACCACCAACGCCGCCCGTCGTGTCGCACGACAGGTACTCAAATCACGCTCGCTTATCCGTGGCTCTATATCCAGTGGTGGTCATCTTAACCTGCTCAACCTGCGTCCCGGTATGACTGTCAAGTATGACGGTGGCAATAAGGTCGTCACGGAAATCAAACATATGCCGATGAGGAACATGAGCGACCTTACGATGATGAACCTTGACACGGGTATTGAGGGCATTCTACAGGGCGTGGCAGAGGGTACCAGCGTGGGCGCAAACGCCACCAACCCCGCCACCTATGTACAGGTGGTAGAACAGAACTTGGCTTTGTTCGGCAAGGTGGAATTGCGTATCGTATCGGTGGTTAAAGAAAGAGGAGTATTTAACACGGCATACCTCATCGGTGGTGTGAAGGGAACACACGATAGGGGTAAAATCGGCAAGAACGGCTTGCCCATTGGTGTGAACAAAACAAGAGAGCGGAGGAACATTTATGCCGATTAGTGATTACATGCGGCGGTTGCTACTTGACACGCTCGCCAGCAACATCAACGAGGTAATTTTGGGTTTTGACGGTACACCAGCCACTACTGATGATGGCTCGGCGGGTCGCCCTGCTATCACCCTCACCCCCACCATCACGGTGGTTGATGACACCTCCCTGCTCGTTGAGGCTAAACTGCCCTACGATACCATATTTGCTGACCAAATCAAGGAGGTGTACATCCAGTTCCGTGATACAAGTGAGTTCACGCCTGTTGCACGGTACACGATTTCACCCATAACCAAATCATCAGCAAACGAACTCAAAATCCAAATCGCAATTGAGGTGGCATAATGACAGGCAATCCACTATCGGGACACACAGCGGCAAACGAGACATCCATGAGCGGAAGCGGGGTGTTTACAGACAGTTTGGTGGACGGTGAACACATCACCAGCCCCTCCCTCACAAACATGCTTGAGGGCGTACACGGTAACGGTATCATCCTTGAGGAAGATACGGCTGGCGGTGATTCCCAACGAAACACACCCGAAGACCTACCGGGTGTGTGCGAGCAAGTTACCAACACTTACACGGTGCGTATTGAGGGCGGGCACGCTGTGATTGATGGCGTGGTCTATGCTTTCGCAGGTGGCCCCGGTAGCACACAAGATGTGGCGTTTACCACCACAAGCGCACACAAGCGTGCTACTTACAGTGCGTTGAGCAGTGGGCAAGAAGCACTCAT